TAGAAATTGAATAGGCTTTAGTGCCACGTTCAAGTTTTAAATCTGATAGGTGCTTTGATAAAGCACTCATATCTACAATACCATCAAGCATTTCTTGCGCATACTTACCAGACAAACCGCTTTGAGCCACAATTGAGTTAGCAACTGAGTTAAGCATTTCTGGTTGATGAACAAGTGCTTGCATAAGCAAGCCTTGGTCTTCTTCACTAATAAAGCGACCATAGATTCTTATTACTTCTTCACCAATTGCTTCGCGCTTTTGAATATTAGTTAATTGTTCTACTGGTACGCCAAGTTTTTCTGCCAAAGTACGCATAAGTTCTGCACGTTTTTCAAGACCAATAGCATCTTGTGGTGCTTTACCAATTATTTTAAGCAAACCAGACTTAATTGGACCAACTGCAGACTTAGAACCAGTAAATGCAGTAGACATTTTGCCTAAACGTGAACCCGTACGTGCAGCAAAGTGGAATAAATCTTTACCAGGTGCTGTTAATGCATAGGCTAAGCCTTCATCAATAGCAGAACGAATACCTAAACGAGGAAACAGTGTAAGTAATGACCAAATATCTGTAATTTTACGTGCTGTTTCACTTGCTGGAATACCGCCAATAGCATAAAACAGATTCTTCTTTGAACGAATCTGATTAGCCATTGCTGCAATCTCAGCATAAGGTAATGCACCAATAGCCTTTGCTTCTTGGAATGGTTGAATGGCGCCAGTGCTTTGCACCATTGGAACGCCATTCTCATTACGCATAGTTATTTCATCAAGAAACTTAGCATGTGATGGATTAACTTCAAGGTTGCTTACTACACCCATACCAGCCTTGCCACCATACTTATCAGCAAGAATCTTATTCATAAGGATTCTGCCATCAGGTTCTCCACCTAATCCAGCCTTAAGCATAATTGCTGCATCCATGTTGCGCATAATTACAACTTGTTCATCTTCAGTTGAATCAAGGAACTTGGTAGTCATAAACTCTGCAAGGTCACGTGGCAAAAGCAAACGTGCCTTGGCAGTAAAGTTTTCAGCAGTCTTAGCAGCATCTGCTCCAAGACGGATTTCAAGATTAAGTGGGCTTTTAGAAGCCATAGTGCCAATCTTTTTAAAACCCTTAATTTCAGCAATTGCATCTGTAAGAACTCTTGATTTCATTGCACCAGTCATTACATCAAGAGCATCTCCTGATTGCACAAAAGAAGAATAGATGTCTTCACCCTGTGCTTCTAACTGCTCAGTTGTACGACCACGTGTAGATAGTGGTCCAAGTTGTTTAGCACTAGTAGCATTAAATACGCTATCTAAATAAGATGATAAACCATCAGCCATATTACGATGTGTTTTAGCAATGGCAACACCATTGCGGTAGTAGTCAACACCATCAATACGACCAGATAAAAGCAAATCTACATTCTTTGCTTGTGAAAAAAACTTTTCAGCAGATGCAGCGTCAACAACATTATTGCGAGCAAATAGATTAATAGCCTCACGGTTTCGATAACCAGGATGGTTATCAATTAATTCACGATAAGCAACAGTTTTTTCAGCAGCAGTCTTTGCATCAGAATACTTTTTAATTGCAGGACCAAGTTGATTTTCCCACAGGTTAAATACTTCTGGTTTAGCCATAACTTCACGAACACCAAGATTAAGTTCACCACGTGCTGCTGCATCAGTAACTGAAGTTGCTAGGCGCTCACCAAGAGTAGCACCCTTAGTTGTTCCGCCAGTCATCCATGTTAATGGGTCTATAGCAATTTGATAAACAAAATCTGTAATACCAGAAATGTTTTTAGTTTTGCCACTAACGTAATCACCCCGCAAGCCACCTGACTTTACTGGCATGTCATCCATCATGCGTGCTAAATCACGACCAGGGCTAAGTTGTGCATACTTAACACCATCTATAACTTGCTTAAAATCATCTGGTGAGTTATAAGCCTTTTTAATAGATGTAAGAATCTTTTCATCTGGAGTGCCATATGATTGAATAATTTCACCAGGAGTCTTGCCTGCAAGTAATCCTTGTGCAACTAAAGTATCAGTATCGCCAAAGTATTCTTTAACCTTTTTAATAGCACCATCATCATAAAGTGCCTTGCCGTCCCAAGCATTAGTCCATACTTTTTTGTTAAGTACACTGCCTTGGTCTTGCGCAACTTGACGACCAACTAAATACGGAGTATTAAGTGTGCGTCCATAAGTATAAGCAAGGTTATACATTTGAATAAGTGGACTAGCCAAACCTTTGGCTACGTTTTTAACTACGCCAAATGCACGGTCACCAATTGAAGGGTCTGCCTGTGAATAAACAGCATCTTTAAAAAGAAACTTTAAACCATCTTGAACATCTTTATCAAGTTTAACAAACTGTTGTTTTGCTGTATTGGCAGGCAACTTAGATAAACGGCGGTGTTCTTTAAGTGAATAACTTAACTGGTTTATTTGTGTTACTTCTGCAGGTGAAAGGTTTGCATTTTTTGCAGCAGCATAAAGATTAGGAGATGCCTCAGCAACTGTAGGTTCTATGCGCTCCATTAGTACCCGCTGTCAAGTAACGACCTGTAAATTAATTCTGCATCACCTGATGGGTCATACTGTGTCAAATGTTTAATAGTGTCAATTAGTGATGGTGCACGATTAGGTAACCCACGCATTGCTTCAGTTCCCGCTCCTGGACCTTGACTTAAACCATGAGTAATAGGTTCATTAGGACGCTGTGTTGGTGCACCAAGTTCTACAATACCTGCCATTGAAAATGGATTGCCAGCCATAGGAGCGCCGCTCTGTTGGTCTGCTAATTTTTTATTTTCTCCGTATGCAAAGCCTGTATAATCTTGTTGTGGCTGTGACATACCTTCTGTTGCTCCACCGTCTGTGCGTTGCGATAACGCACCAGGACCTGATACAGGTGCTGGATTACTAGGCTGACGATAACCTCCACGTGCCATTACTCGTCCTCCTCATCTTCAATGTGTTTTCTAATATCTTCGGGTGATATATCTTGCATCCAATCAGGATACGCTTGCTTTGCAGAAAGAATATACAAAGCATTATCTACAGTAAATCCTGCTCTACGCAATGATTTATAAAACTCATGCAACTCAATTGCATACTGGTCTAACTTAGAATAACTTTCATCAGCAACTGTTTTAACTATTCTCTTACGAGGTGTTGCCATGACTACTCCTTAAACTGCTCGTTCTCTAGTTGTGCGTACTGCGCTACGTCCTGCACCTTCACCTGTCATAGTGCTAAGTAATGTTTGTAAATCTGGTCTTCCTTGTGGCGCTGAAGCGCCTCCTGCTGGAGGGACACCAGGAGCAGCGGGGACAGGTTGCTCAGACTGTTCTTCCGCACCAGCAGGAGGATTCTCAGGTTCAAACACTTCCTCAATAACATCTTCAATGTTTTTGCCAGCCTTGCGTCCTTTAATAACTTCAGCAATCTGACGTACCATGTTAGATGGGTCTTGTCCCTGCATAACCATTTGAGGTATTGCTTGAGTCATAGCCGCTAATGAACCAACCAATGCGTCTCGCATCTTTTCAATTTCAATTTTCTCTTGTTCAAGAGTAACGTTGACGCCGAATGGTAGTTCTCTCATAGCCATATCCTTGGAGATAAGTCCCCCTCCAAGTGCCTGCAACATAAAGATAAGACCTTGTGCTGGGTTTAAACCAGCAAGCATACCGTATCTTACGTCTGCAGAATAATCCTTTTTGATGTCTTTGCTTGGCAAATACTTAACTTCATAAGGTGAGCCAGCATCTACGCCGCGAATTGTTTTTTCTTCATTAAAGAATGTTTCATCTACTTCAAAGCAAAGCGCAATTACATCACGTAATGCTGCTGAGAAAATAGCCTGAGCAGATTTAATTTGTGTATCAAATGCTCCAAGCAGTGCTTGTACACCCTGTCCAGTAACAACACTTGCATTCATGTTTCCAGTACGAGACTCTGGATAACGAGCACCTACGCGCAGTTCTTCGTTAAGCAATGATTGTTCAGTAAATGCACCTTGTGGAAGTGTAAGTTCAACACGGCGCACACCTGCTGGATTAGCCGTACGAATTACAGCATCTCCACCAAGTTGTAGTTCTTGAACATCTTGTGGCAAAACAATTGGTGCTTGTACTGACTTCTCTGCTGCTTCCATTGCAAGTAATGCAAATCTGTTGCGAAGCAACTGAATACCAAGTACATCATCAAACTGTCCGCGTAGTTCTCCATCAACAGAAGGACGCTTAGCAATAATTACGTTCATCTTCCCAACTGGATTAGCAGCATGGGATAGCAACATATTGTTGCGTGATGGAAGATAAAGAACTGTTTGGTCTTTATCATAATAACGAATCATCTCAATCATTCCATTGAGGTCTTGTTTCCAACCCAACTTGCCAAGTAATTCGTATTCATGTTCTGGGAACATGGCTACTAATTCACCTAGTGTCATTGAGTATCGTTTAGCAAAGGCAACGCAACGTCCGTAGCGGTCAAACTCTGGGTAAGCCCCAACAGGATTTTCTAGTCGGATACGTGGCAACTTTGACTCTTCATCCAATTCAATTATGAACGGGAGGAAACCATATGTGATGTACATGTCTGCGCCGTTGTACATCTGCACCTGTAAATCAGAATGCAAGAAGTAATTGTTAGCAATACGAGTACGGTTATCCGCAAAGATGCGTGCTCTGTCATTAGTCTTATTAACTGCTGAACAGTTTACCGCTGGAAGCGGTGCCATAACTTCTGCTAAATCACGTGCAACAATATCAATAAAGTTAGCAACTACGTTTTGGTCAATGCCATCTGGAAAAAAGTTAGGGTATACCTGACTAATCTTTCCCTGGCGCACCATCTGTACGTCACCGTTGCGCTGGTCACGACCATGCGCACGGTAGCGCAGAGTCTGGACTCTCGCGCCAATCTGGTCCATTGATAACATTATTGTCCTAACGGTTGATTAAAAAATTACTTATTAATGTACTTTGCTTTACCAGCAACAATGTCTTTTCTATTTTTTACTATTGCCGCTTGCTTAGATACAATGTTCTTAGCGCGACCTAAAGTCTTGCTTGTATCATTTACTTTATTAAGGTCTCTAGTTCTTTGTGATGCAGTTTTTGATGGTTTGTAATCCATTGCACCTGATTTAGGCTTGCCTTTTTCTTTATTAACTTTAAGTTGATACGCGGCACCAGTAGCAGCACGTTCTGCAGCGGCTAGTTTATCGTTCATAGATAAAGACTTTTGCATATTAGATGCAGTGCCTTTTTTTACTATTGCTTTCTGTGGTGTTTTTGCCATTTTATTTATCCTTATCCGTATAGGTCTTGCCATTGCTCGGCGAACATCTCATCGAGATTTACTGCGCCTCTGCGTTCCATCTGAGCACGAGTTGCCCAGCGGTTGTTTGCGTACATAGATGTTCGGCTAGCAGATTGCATTAGTTCGCGGATGCGAATGACGGCAAACCACAGAGCCATGACGGTATCTGTTTTTCCTTTAGTCTCTGGCTTCCACGTAAGTAGTTGCTGAGTCAAGGCTTTGATACCTTCAGAACCTTCAGATGAAGGTAATTCTAATATGTTGTTCTTTTGGAATTTTTCTTCGCGGACTGTGCCAAAGAGGTTAGACATTGATGCAACGCCAAACGAAGTGTCCCATTTGTTTTTGCCTGTGAAGTGAGCATCAAGGCGTACGCCGTATGCAGCGAGCCAGTTGCGTAAGTCCTCGTCAAGTGAGTAGGCTTTTTGGTGCGCGTTAATTTCAACTCTAAACTCTTGTGGCTTGTACCTGATAACAAGTTCTTCAATTGTCGCCCGAATCTTTTGTGGTGTTGGTTCTTCCATGTTAATGCAATCAAGAACATAGATACGTCCATCTGCTCTGTTGTAAGTACATGCAACAAATGCAGCGTTACCTGCCATAGCAGGGTCAAACCCAATTACAGTATGACCTTCTACCTGTGGTGGATGTCCAGCAGCACCAGCCTTTAACGGTCCGCGCTTGCGCATCCCATTGGTCGCTCCCTGCACGAGTACTGGCGGGAATATGGAGTCTTCCATAATGTCTTCTTGTTGATAGACAAGTGCCCATGTTGAGGGCGTAACTTCACTTCTGCGTTTAAAGAGTGCTTGCCCGTCCCATTTAGGATAGCGACCATTTGCTTTCGGAGTATCCGAATCACCATCCCACGGAATATCCGACTCATGCCATAAGGTTTTCCAGTCTTCGGGTTTCTCAGCATAGTCAAGAACCGCAGGCATACCCATATAAGTAAACGGTGTCTTGC